AAAATACATTTAAATTCAAAATCAATTTTTTTAGGATATTACAATACACCGGAACAAGCACGTAAGGCATACCTACAAGCAAAAGAAAAATACCATAAGATATGATACACAAGATGAATGAGATTGTCAAGCTCATTGAAAGATATGGGCTGAAAACACCAAAGAGGAATAGAGAACTAGTATACCAGCGGTACTACATTTACAAAGAACTGCACAAGTTTATGATATTGGAGCGCATAGGTAAGCTATTTGGCAAGGATCACGCCACGGTAATCCATGGAATCAAGATGGCCAAGATGTTTGAGCACATGAAAGATGAGCTCTATTTTGAATATATCAAGTACATCCGGGCGGATTACATTTCCATCATGGATGAAACAGCCCATTTCGGAATGCGAAAGATTGACTATGTGCATGGCACCGCAATAATGTATCTGCATCTGCCAATTGACAGGGAGATATATGAACAGATGGAGCAGATGGATTTGAATCAATTTAAGGACATTTTGGAGTGTGTAAATGGTGTGTAATTACACACTACACACACCTAGATTCAGAAAAAAAAAATCTAATTATTTTTGAAAAATTTATTTTTTGGCGTTACACACTGTGTAATTACACACTTTTGCTCTGTAACCCTAGTAAATACTGATACCTTAGTGTGTAAAAGTAGTGTGTAACAGTGTGTAAAAAGTGTGTAATTTTACACACCTAAATGAGGTCATTGTGAACTAATCAGTAAATTGTTAATAAAAACGAGATGAAAAAAACGTATTTGAGGAAGCTAGCAAGTGAGGGATTTTCCATCATTCCGGTGGAGGAAAACAAAAAGCCAAAAGGTGCCTGGAAGAAATACCAAAAAGAGCACCGTACACCGGATGAGGTGGAGGCATTGGATGCCCCATTGCATGGATTGATATGTGGCTACAATGATGTGGAATGTATTGATGTAGATCTAAAGGTAATTGTTGGATTAAAGGAACAAAAGGAATGGTGGACTGAATACCTGCAATTTCTAAAGGACAACATTGAGGACTTTGAGTCCAAGGTGACCATTGTCAAAACAAAGAACGCTGGATTCCATATCCTGTACCGGTGTTATGAGGTAGAAGGAAACACAAAAATAGCGACATTGAAGGGTCAGACTGAGGCCATCATTGAGACTAGAGGGATTGGTGGCATGGTGGTGCTGTATGATAATTACCTAAGCAGTCGCAGATATCATGACATGCAATTTATAACACCTGAGGAGCGCACGATAATATGGGAGATAAGCCGAACCTATCACTATACCGGAGATATGCCAACAGAAGAGCCGAAAAGTGGCTCATTTCAAACCGATGGGATAAGTCCATGGGCGGATTACAATGGTCAATTCACAGCAATGGATTTGATTAGTGATGAATTTGATATTACAAGACGCACAAACAATGCCTATATTATCAGAAGGCATGGGGCAAATTCACCACATAGCGGATATGTGTACAAAGATAGTGGATGCATGTACCTGTTTAGCACCGGCACAAGATATCCAGCCGAACAATTGCTATCTCCATTCGCTATCTATGCCCATAAGAATCACAATGGTGACATGACATCCGCAGCACGTGACCTGTATGAGCAAGGATTTGGTACCAGGTCAATGCCAAAGATTGATATTCCCAAGCCTGTATTGATTAAGGAGCCTAAAATTAAAAGGACACAATTCCCAATTGAGGTGTTTCCTGATGAAATTCAAAGCTATATTATTGAAAGCACCAACACATTAAGCCTGTCAATTGATTACATGGGTTCCTCATTCTTGTGGTTACTGTCCGTAATCATTGGCAACAGTATGAGAATTCAGGTAAAACCGGGATGGCATGAGGTGGCAAGCCTATGGATTGCAGTAGTTGGTAAGCCAGGGATAGGTAAAACACCATCCATTAACCAGATGATATTTCCCTTGCGTGACCTTAATATCAGAGAACAAAAGGAATATGCTAGGCAGTATAGCAAGTGGAGGGAATACGAGTCCATGGATAAGAAAGACAAGGCCATGGCAGAGCACATTGAGAAACCAATTAACAAGCAATTCCTTGTCGGTGACATCACGCTAGAGGCATTAGTGGACTTACATGAGCAGAATCCAAATAGCGTTGGCATATTTAAGGATGAGCTGGCAGGATGGTTTAAAGACATGAACAAATACCGGCAAGGGTCTGACCTTGAATTCTGGCTATCATCATGGTCAGGTACAAGCATATCTCTAAACAGGAAGACATCAAAGAGCGCATTCGTGGATAAGCCAATGATTCCTGTATTGGGTGGTATTCAGCCATCGGTATTTGATGAATTTACCACAGGGGAAAACAAAGAGAATGGATTTGTAGATCGTATTCTTATCAGCTATCCTGAGTTGCAAGTGAATCACTACAATGCAAACAGCATAGATGTGAAAATCATTGAATGGTATCAGGGCTTTGTTCACCAATTCCAGCATACAATCCATAGCTTGTTTTTAAAATTTGATGATAAGGGTGATATCAAGCCATTGACTGTGACCTTTGGAACGGAAGCCAATAAGGAATGGATACGGATACATGATGCCATTACCGACATGCAGAATTCAGATGATGAGAATGAGTACATGAAGAGCATGCTGCCAAAACAAAAGAGCTACATTCCAAGATTCGCACTATTGCTGAACAGTCTTTGGAGTGGATTGGATGATAGTGTACCTGCTCAGGTCATTACCAAAGAGTCAGTATTGCGTGCTGAGAAGCTATCCAATTACTTTATCAATATGAGCAAGCTAGTGAAACAGGATGTTAAGGAAAAGAACGAACTACTAGAAGCTGGAAGGATGGCAGGCAAGGATAAATTCTCTATGTTAAAGGGAATGTACAAGGCCAATCCTGAACTAAACAAGACCACAGCTAGCGAGGTGCTAGGTGTATCAAGGAAAACAGTGTATAACATGTTAAAACAAATACAAGATGAAGAGAGAAACAAGGCAAAGACTAAAGGACCTAGAGTCCAAGCTGCTGCAAATTAAATTCCCAAACGTGCCATTGCATTGCTTGGCATACACACCATTCAAGGAGAGCTCAGCAAATGAGTTAACAAAGACAATTATCAACTTCATAACGCTACATGGATACCAGGCTGAGCGCATCAATACAATGGGGCGGTTTGTTGGGCCTAAGAAATTCACAGATTTTGATGGTAGAGAGCGCACAATAGGCAAGGGGAAGTATATTCCAACCACAGGCACCAAGGGGAGTGCTGATATCTCAGCCACAATTGCCGGAAGATCTGTAAAGATAGAGGTAAAATTTGGCAAGGATCAGCAGTCAGATGCACAGAAACAATACCAACAAGCCATTGAACAGGCAGGAGGTACCTACATTATTGCCCGAGATGTGGATGGATTTGTGGAATGGTATGATAAATTCATTGCAGATATTAAATAAAAGTTTACATTTGTATAAATTAAAACCCGAGAGAATGAAAAAAGAACAACTACAGGCATCGCTGTACCGCAAGGTATGGGATGCAAAGAGGGAGATTGGCAAGGTGTACAAGAATGCACAGTCACATCACTCACGTTATGCTGATTTGAATGCTATCCTGGACACGGTGGAGCCGGTTCTATTTAGCTTTGGCCTGATCATTATGCAGCCAATCAACAACAACAAGGTCACAACACAGCTGATTGACATTGACAGCGGTGATATGGTGGAGTCATCAATTGAACTTCCAGCCATCACCAATCCACAACAGATGGGTTCGGCAATTAGTTACTTCCGCAGGTACACATTGAGCAGCTTGCTATCCATCTCTACAACGGATGATGATGATGCTGTGAGTGCAAGCAAGGCAGCACCTGCCAAGCCAAAGGCAACCGATGACCTGGTCAATAAGTTTGCCCAATCATTGGCAGATGGCACAGCCAAGTGGACCGTGGAGAAATTCACAGCCAATTATGAGTTAACTGAGGAGCAAATTAAATTAATTGAGGGAGTATGAATACTATTGAAAAAATTTTAGACAAAACTATGGCGCAGATGGGCACCATATTCACTAGCAATACATTTGCTAGATTACTAGAGGATAACGGAGCACCTAGGGAGGTTATTACCAATGGGATAATGTTGCAATATTTGAGGCACAATGCAGATAAATTTGGCAACAGTCCACATAGGACAAGGTCATGGGTAAAAAGAAAGCCTGTGGTACAGCAACAAGCCATCAATTTTGAACTGAATGATGAGATGTGCATAAACCATCTCAAGAATAGAGGGTACAGAATCTTAAAAATGCAGGAGGTAGAGGTATGAATGATATCATCATCAGGGCTCATCAGGTCGGGGATCTAATGACCAGCCCAAGAAACAAATCAGAGGTGCTATCTGAGACAGCCAAAGCGGTTTTGAGAATGAATGCTAAACAGGAGGTGTTTGGATTCAAGAATCAAATCACTTCAAAATACCTTGAGAAGGGAATCACACATGAGCATGACAGCATTGAGCTGCTGAACAAGGTCCGGATTGATAACTACACCAAGCACACAGGCCGAGAATCAAGAATGTTCCTGTCAGGTGAATGCGATATCCTTACTGATGATACGGTGATTGATATCAAGACCTCATGGTCATGGGCCACATGGCCAGCAACACCATCCGAAGGGTATAACAAATCATATGAGTGGCAGCTACAGGCATACATGTTCCTGTATGACAGGCCTAAAGCTGAGTTGATATACTGCATGGTAGAAACAGATCGAGAGCTTTGCAAATATGAGCCAGCTGAATTACATCAGGTGGGTCACATTGAGCCGTATAGACGCATCACTGTGTTGAAGTATGAACGTGATTGGGATGCACAGGAGCAATTGATACTCAGGTTGGAAGCTGCTTGGAATTATTACAACGAGTACAAGTCTGATATCCTAATGTCAAAGCTGGACCAATGAGATACACACAGAGCATGATTGAGATAGTAAGGTCAATGTATTCCGACCACAGAGCCAAGGAGATAGCCCAATTGTTGGGCGTCTCTATGGTTGTGGTGTACAGGATTGCTGTCAAGCATGGAATCAAGAAGCCTAAAACATGGAGAACAGATCCAAGGTCAGGAGTATTTCAGAAGGGAGTTAGGCAGAGTCCAGGCACAGAGTTCAAAAAGGGGCAACGTGCCCACAACAAAGGCATGAAGGTAGAGCCACATGTGTATGAGAAAATGTCAAGGACGTTTTTTCCTAAAGGACACAAGCCATTCAATTACAAACCTATTGGTACCATAACCATCCGGAGGGATTCAACAGGAATACCGTATCAATTTATTAAGATTACTGAAAAGTATTGGGAGTTATTGCATAGGCAAGTATGGATGGATGCACATGGACCAATACCAAGGCATTTGATTGTCACATTTAAGGATGGCAATAGCATGAATTGTAACCTGGATAATCTTAAATTGATATCAAAACGTGAGAATCTACAAAGGAATTCTATAGCAAATATTCCAGAACACCTTAGAGAGGTGGTAAAATTAAAGAATAAGTTAACTAAAAAAATACAAGAACATGGCAAAAAACAAGCTAAGTGATCTACGTGACCACATTTTCAGCGCATTGGAGCGCATTGATGACGATCAATTAACACCTGAGCAATTGGATTATGAGATAAAGAAAGCAAATGCGGTGGCAAATTTGTCCAGCATGATCATCCAATCAGCAAAGATTGAGGTTGATTTTATCAAAGTCACCGGTAGATTGGACTCAAAGACCGAATTATTCAAGAGCGTTGATACACCTAAACAATTAGACT